ATTAGAGTTACATTATATTCCATTTTAATACTGAAAATAATTGGTTTGATTATAGCATAAAAATAGGGGCAAGATGCCCCTAGAAAAATCAAACAGGCTTTTTAGCTAGTATATACTGAGCTTCTTTTAACCTGGCTTCTTTTTGCATTTGCTTGCGGACAATGTATAGTACGTTCATTTCTGCACCTCTACAACTTTAATTGTTTCGGTGTGCTGAACACCACGATAGGTTACCTGTACCTTGCGGTACTGTACTTCCTGCGTGAATTCACGATCGGTGTTATATGGAACACCACGGTAAACTGCTAGCATTTGAATTTCCTCCAAAGAAATAAGGTTGATGAAAACCCCGTTCCTTCGGGCGGCGGTTGCGTCCCTAAGAGGGATGAACGAATCCGTTCCGCGCACGTCCTACTTGCGTCGAAGACAAATGTCTCCGATGAACGTATAAGAAGTATAGCATACTCCCTAGTTATTTAGGGAGTTTTATTATTTTTTAATGTTTATGTGGAGCTTTGGCTGGGGAAAATCAACCCCTGCCTCCCCATTTGATGTGTGGAAATGCTTCAGAGACTACTTCCTTGGTGATCTTGTAGTTGTCTCCGATGGTTCCATCCTTGGCTAGGATAACAAGCTCGGCTTCTAGGGGGTGTAGACTCTGTAGTAGGTTGATGAACATACTCTCTCTACGCATCTTAGAAAGACCTGGGTTACCACCTCTTAGGAAGTGATAGAAGTTCTTTGCCTGGGCACGGATAGTTGTTCTGCCGTTACCATCAGCACTTCCTAGTGAGAAGTCATTAGAGGCATACATTTGACGTGCCTTATCTTCTAATGAGTCAGATAGACTTCCACTGTACTGGAGCTGATCTTCAGGATCGGCATAAGGAACATCACCTTCAGGTAGTTCTGAGGTAATGCTTTCATCGAAGTTCCAGATTAGAAGCATCTGTAGCTCTTGGCAAGAATGCTTTTGAAGCGCTTCTACTTTCTTTGCCTTGGTTCTTTGACGAGATACTAGGTCTAGAATCTCAAACATTAGAGGATTTTTAGGTAGATCTAGGGATGCTGCCTTGGTCTTTTTAGCTGTAGTAGTTGTCTTGGAAGCTGAAGCCTTCCGAGTTCTTGTTGTCTTTTTTGTCGCTTCGGTCATGATTTACAATAAAGAAAATTACCAATACAAATAATATAAACCTCACTGAGGTGTAAAGTTTACTATTCATCGTCCCAATCCTGATATTGTTCGTAACTATTTTCAAAACGAATAGCTAGAATATCATCTGGGATGATGTTTCCATCCTCATCATAAAACTCTGGATGTTGGGGAAGTGCCGAGGCTTGTGTTGCAAGGTATCCATAAGTTAGATAACCAATAACACCACCCAGTAAGAGGAACATCTGGAGAATTATAACACCAAATACTATCGCTAGAGTAAGCATATGCATTCCCCATTTCTTTTAAATATTTATACAAGTCCATTCGATTTTAAATATGCTACTGTTTCAGTAGCACCACCAATAATTTGATCGTTGTCCAGTATGACTTGGGGGAAGGTAGCTCCATCACCAAATCTAGAGAAGAATTCATCTCTATCAAAGTCAACATTTAGTAATAGTTTAGTATGCTCAATATTTTTTAAAGTAAAAACTTTTTCAACAGCGGTACAATACTGACAATTGACTTTTGAATATACTGTAAACATATCAAAGAATTTCTGGTGCTTTACCATTATAGCATAAAAAAAGAGGACCTTTATGGTCCTCTTTGTATTCCTTAAGTACTTAGAGTGCTTATCAACCTCGACAAGGCTATTGTACACAGATTAGAGACTCTTGTCAAGTCCCCCCTCTATGTTATAATATCCAGATCAAGCTAGGCGACTCTTTAGCTCTTCGATTTGAGCTTGCTGTTCCTTCATACCTTCGATCAATAGACCGATTAGACCGTTGTACTGAACAGAGAGGTGAGTCTCGTTATCAGTTACTAGTCCAGGCATTACAGCTTGTACTTCCTGAGCGATGATACCAGCAGAGTAGTTACCATTGCTCTTCCAGGTGTACTCTACACCCCGTAGTGCTGCAACCTTCTCTAGAGCGTTAGGAATAACTTCGATGTTTTCCTTAAGCTTACGGTCAGAAGCAGAGTCTACGTTACCGCTAACGTTTAGGTCACCATTAATAGCAACACCAGGAGCAGGAGTTTCCTCAGTACCACCAGCGGTGATTGAAGCGGTTAGGATGTCGCTACCAGGACCATTAGCACCTAGATCTTCACCAACAACTAGGCTGGATGTGATCTTAGTGTCGTTGGCTAGGTTGAAGGTGACTTTGTTACCTTCAGAAGCGTCAACAGTGGTTTCGATCTGGTTCTCTGTACCAGAGAAGGTTAGCTTCTCGTTCTTTAGATCGATCAATCCCTCAGTGGCATCGTCGTCCAAGAACATCAACTGGTTGTTTGAACCAATCTGATTGTCTACGTACGTCTTAACAGCTTTCTCTGTAGGTAGTACAGAGTTTGATGCAGCGGTACCGTCCTGGATTAGGAAAGTAGAAACACCAACTGTATTGATTACCTGACCACCGCCATCAAATGCGAAGTCACCAGTAACGGTTAGGTTGTTACCGATGGTTACATCGTCGGGTAGTGAGAAAGTAACAGTATTATCTGTTACGGCAACTGTTAGCTCTTTTTCAGTACCGATGAAGCTTAGAGTCTCGTCGTTGAGGTCGATAGAACTTGACTCAGATCCATCAGAAAACTCTAGACTTGTGTTGTTGTCTAGCTGACCGTCAACATACTCCTTAACTGCCTTCTCTGTTGGGATAACGGAGTCAGAAGCAGCTGAACCGTCTTGAGTAAGTGCAGATGAAACGCCGACTGCAGTTACAGTCTGTCCGTTTTCACCAAACTGGAAACTTCCTCCTGCTGTGATAGCACCAGATAGGGTGGATGTACCAGTAACTGATAGAGTACCACCTAGTGATAGGTCGTTTAGCTCTAGCTCACCATCGGCACTAATACCTGCATCAACATACTCCTTAACTGCGAGAGCTGAGGGGATGTTTGAGTTACTAGCACCAGCTAGTCCGATGTCGGTGATCAACGCATCGATTTGCTTGGTCTCGTCTCCAGAGAAGACGAACTTAGCAGCGGTGGCGATACCAGTAACGCCATCAACCTTGAATGTTTCTGCTCCTTCGGGTCCAACTAGTAGGGCAGTAGTAATGCCCGCCTTGTTAACATCATCTAGACTTCTTTCGTTGGTAATAACGTCTATGCCGTTAATACGAAAAGCCATGTGTGTTCTCCGTTTTGTGGTTGGATACGAAGAATGATGTATATTGTTATTCAATTCCTGTTATATTTAGACACACAGCGAATTCTACTTTTAATTCTTTGCATTAAAAAACTCCTGTTAAGGAGCCTCTTACCACAGGGGTGCACACACATAACACCCAATAATATTTATAAAGAAGAGACCTTAAAGGTCTCTGTTGTTATGATATAGACAAACTATCAACCAAGCTTTGATTTTAGTTCCTCAATTTCTGCCCGCTGCTCTTTAACAGCCTGAACTAGTAGACCAATAATACCGTTATAGTTAACAGTCTTATGGCTTCCTTCCTTGACTAGAGTTGGTAGAACGGCTTCTACTTCCTGAGCGATAACACCGCCGGAATGACCTGATCCATCTTTCCAATCGAAGGTTACACCACGTAGTTCCTTGACTTTGGCTACAGCATCTCCAATCTCTACAATGTTATCCTTTTTACGAATATCAGAGGTTGAGTTGAAGTCGGCTGCAGTTACTACGCCAACAGCATTTACGCCTTCAGCAACATCAAGGAAGCCATTGAAGTCGGCATCATTAGTTACTGTTAGGGCAAATCCGGGACCGGTTAGTTGTAGTGAGTTGAATGACTGGTCGGTTCCAGAAAGATCAACACTATCACCACCAATTCCAGTTAGATTAGAACCATCACCAAAATATTCGTTAGCAGTAATAGAACTTGCGATAGAAATGCTATCGGGTAGTCCGATTGTTACTTCTCCGGGATCACCTGATACGGCAACCTCAACTTCATTTGCAGTTCCGTTGATTGTTAGCTGCTCTGTACCTAGATTGACGGTTCCAATACCAGAACCACCGTCGTTGATTGTTAGGTTTGAGTTACCACCAACTTGAGAGTCAACATAGCCCTTAATACCACTTGCGGTTATAAGCTCATTAGCTCCCGCAGACTCATCTAGATTAGTAGTAATACCACTAACAACTTCGTCAGCATCTCCACCATTAAATGAAATGGAGCCTGGGAATACTAGAGTAGTTGATAGTCCTACAGTAATGGTTTGACCTAAACCAACTGCAACGTTAGTTACGATCTCGTTAACATCACCTTTAATATCTAGTACTTCGCCGTTTAGTTCAACTTCACCTTGTGCGCCAGTATCACCAGCAAAGTTTAGTTGGTTGGCTGCACCTAGTTGGGAATCAACATAGCCCTTAACGCCGCCTGCAGTTACAAGCTCATCGGCTCCTGCGGACTCGCCTAGGTCTGTTGTAATACCACTAACAACTTCATCGGCTTCTGAGTTTGTGAATGTTAGAGAACCAAAGGTTCCAACACCACTAACATTAACGCCAGCGAAATTACCAATACCCCCATTAAGGATATCGCTATTGACTAGGTCAACTCCACCTGTTAGTGTAGTGATACCACCAATAACAGAGAGCCCTTGACCTACGGTTAAAATTCCAGTTACACCTAAGTTACCAGAAATATCCTGATCACCATCATTTGAAACAATGCCTGTTAGCTGGGAGCCATCTCCAGTATAACTAACGGCATCTACTGTACCATTTTCACCATCAATTGTTACTAAATTTGCGCCTTCACCCACGTAGAGGGCAGTATTAATACCGGCAGTACTAATACCAATTAGCTCCCTCTGATCGCTAATAATGATATTACCTAATACCTTATAAGACATTAGTATCTATCTCCTTCTTTTGCTTTATATGTACATACAAACAGAACTATATCTTATAGTTCAATATGTATTTATATTAGCTCAAGACTCTAGCTTATCTAATCTAGCTTTGAGGAGATCGTTTTCATTCTTTAGCTCTTTAACGGACTCAATAAGAACACCAATCAAACCATTGTAGTTGACTGATTTGGGGAACTTACCTGCAATTAGTTCTGGGAATACCCGCTCAACTTCTTGAGCAATAACACCCATAGATGGCTGACCACTATTGATGAACTCGAAGTGAACACCATTCAACTGTGTGACTTTCTCTAGGGGATTGTCGATAGTTCTGACGTTCTCCTTCACTCTTCTATCTGATAGTGAGTTGAAGTTAGTTGCAGTAATAATACCAGTGACTGCTGCATTTGATGCCGTAATGAATCCGACAGTAGCAACACCTAGCGTTGCATTTGATGCGGTCAATACACCGACAGTAGCAACTCCACTTACGTTGAGGTTCTCTAGAGAAATATTTCCAGTAACTTCTACACCACCAACCTTCAAATTACCACTAATATCTAGATCACCAGTAACATCAAGATCATTACTGATAGTAGAAATACCGCTGCTAGTTTCAAAACCAACGGTTAGGAACTGACCAAACCTACCTTCTTGGAATGCAACATATGAATTGCCTCCTGTTGCAGTATTAAAGCCAGCAATCTCATTACCACTGCCTGTTCCAAGCTCAACCTTCTCTTGACCCGCAATACCATTTAGAGTAATTGAATTTGAACCGATAGTAACAATACCGGTGATATTTGTATCACCATCAATGATAATTGCATCTCCGGTAGCACCCTTTAGATCACCTGTGATTAACAAGTCTCCGATTGTTGCAATACCAACGGTCAAGACTCCAACGAATCCTGCAGTTGCTGTAACGAAACCTACGGTTGCTACTCCAGCATATGCTGATGTCGCTGAAACAACACCTACGGTTG